CCCCCACCAGAAAGTGGGCGGGAGGGGGTCAGCGCCGTCGGCTCGTGCGTCGGCGCCCGAATAGTTCCGCGTCGGCCAGAGAGATCGCTTCGTTCACGAAGTCGAGGTAGCGGTCTAGGGCGCCCGGTGCGTCGTCGTCTGGCATCTCGATGCCGTGGACATCGTTTGTAAGGAGCAGGTAGTCATTGGCATCGACCACATCGTGGAGATCGCTCCACGACCGCGCGCGGCGGAACCGGGCCGGGTTGCGGGCGATGTCCTCGCGGACTTCGGCCACCAAGGTCGCCGCATAGTCGCGGACGGACACGCCACGGTATCTGAGCGCGGTTGGACTGATCATGTGCGCATTATGCCGACGGGGCGAACACAGGGCAACGCCGCCCACTTTCTAGCTGGGTGGCTTCCGCACCCCGCGCGCGAACTCGACGCTGTTCTGGAACGCGGCCTCGATGTCCGTCCGGCTCGGGGGGCGGGCCGGGGTGAGTTCCTGATCGAACTCCCGAAGCCGCCGCTCGAGCGCCGCGAGCTCGACGCGGAGGCGCGAGACCTCGTCGCAGGACTCGACCGCGCGCGTCACAGCGTCGAGCACCGTCTTGTTCACGCGCGCGGCCAGGATCTTCGAGAGCGCTTGGAGCGCTATCCGCAGCTCGCCGACCCCGTCGCAGACCTCGACGCCACGCTTCACCTCGCGCACGAGCGCCAGGTACTCGTTCCGCGGGATGGTGACGTAGTCCGGCACGCTGGGCCTCCCAGCGTCGGATCTACCGCGCCGAGCGGCGCGCGGCTACTCGTCGCCGCGGGACCTGCGCCAGGCGGCCTCGTCGATGAGGCTGCGGAACTCCTTGACCGCGTACGGGCCGAGGTGCCGCCGCACGATGGTCTCCGCCTTCTTGCGGTCGAAGCCTTCCATCAGGACCAGATAGCGCACGTCGCCCTCGTCCTTGGTTCGCCCGGCGACCATCTTCATCGCCGCGAGGTACTCGGGCGTGATGACCGGCATCGGCACGCCGCGCACGTTGACGGCCTCGGTGAGCGCTTCCTCGTACAGCCCTTGCCACTCGTCGTCGCGGACGATCACGTCGAGATCGATGCCCCGCTCGTGCGTACGCACGCCGCCGAAGCTCAACTCTGGCCCCTGGTAGCCCAGGCCGGAGTTCGCGACGACGTCTAGGTCGCCGGTCAGGCGCGGGGAGCCCCAGACCTGCATGGCGAGCCCGCCGGCAAGCGCGACCTCTCCGCCGTTGGCGGTCTGGGCGACCGCTGCCGCCGCGTCCATCAGCTCATCGTGGGACGGCAGCCTGCCGCCGATCGGTTCTCTGGTTCTCATGTTGTTTCCTCCTCGATCTCGAACTTGAGCGTGTGCTCGTCGTCCACGTTGGTCTCGCATACCGACACGCGCGCCATCGCGAGCCCGACGTGGTCGTCGAGCTTGTCGTGGGCGTCCCGGCTGTCCATCTGGAGCGCCGCCCAGAAGTCGCCATCGCGGAGGTGGTCGTCGACTAGCCGCTCGACGGCGTTCCGCACGATCGCCTCGGCCGCTGCCTGGAGCTGCTCGACGGAGAGGTTTCGGCGCCCGTCCGACCACCAGTTGGCGGCGTCGTTGAGCCGTGTGCGGAGGGCCCCCGGCGTGGCGGCCTGATCCGCGACGCGCCCTTCGGGCAGCAGGACGCGCACGGCGCCCCTGATCGTGATCTTGTAGCTCTTGTAGTTGGGCATCTTCTCACCCCGGTTCGATGGGCTCGCGCACCAGCACGAACTCGCCGTCACGCCAGTCGTACAGGTAGAACGGGCGGAACCACTCCGCGCTGCCGGCGAACGCTGCGTCGACCTTGCGGGCCGTCTCGGCATGCGTCGCGCTCATGTCGCGCTTCGTCGGATATGCGGTCCTGGGGTCGCGGTCGGGATCCCAGTCTTCGGCGTCTACGACGTGGTCGATGGAGAACAGATCCTTCGCGCGCAGACCGTGCGCTCGCATGACGACGCCCGCGGCCTTGACGATCTCGCGCCAGGGCGCCGTGTAGTTGCGCCTTCCTGGCCGCCCCTTGAGCGGGAGCCGTACGAGGATCAGGGGGTCCCGGTGAGGTCAGCGACCTGTAGGATACGTTCGGGATCGGCATCAGAGGGCACCCTCACGCGCGAGTTTCCACACGCGGTCTTCGATGGCCTCGACCACCCTCGCCGGGACCGTGCCGGCGAGCCCCCGCATGAAAGCGTCGTCGTCGAGCACGCGATCCACGAGAGCCGCACGCTCCTCGACCGGCAGGCCGCGTAGCCCCGGCAGTGGGCTCCTGCGGACCTGATCCATCGCAGCCTTGCGGATCATCGTGCGGTTCCAGACGCGGCCGGTCACGCTCGTGATCATGTACCGCTGGGCAAACTCCTCGTCGCTCGCGCTGGCGGCGGCGAGCACGGGCCTGCGTCCTTCGACCACTCGCTCTCCCGGGGGGTTCCGGTACAGCTCGCGCCACTCGCTGCCGACGAGCCGCCAGCGGCGCTGGCTCACCCAGCGCTCGAGCGCGCCCATCGAAGGGAAGTCGCGTACGTCCGACGGCGAGAACCGAACCTCGACCGTGCCGGTTGGGCGTCGGAACACGCGCGCCCGCGGAAGCCCGCGGCGGTCGACGATTCTGTAGTCCTCGAAGTCATTCATGGGTGCACCCTACCACGCGGCCCGGCCTCGGCGCGGCGAAGAGCGCTCTCGGCGAGCCTCGCGAAGTGCTTCGCCGCGCGCACGGTTTCGAGGGCGTGCCCGTAACCGCCGTGCAGGGCGTCGTTCCGCGCTTCCGCGAGCAGGCGGATCGCGTTGTCGATGTGTTCTACGGCGAGGCCCTCGTTCCTGCGGCGCGCCTCGGAGAACGCCTCGCGGATCACGGCGTTGTCGGACGCCTCGATCTCCTCGGCGGTCGCAGGCCCGCTGACGACGTGCGGCTCGGACTTGCTGGCGTTCACGATGGCCTCTTCGCGTAGTCGATGAGGCAGATCACCGTCGCGCACAGGGATACTCCGGCGAGAGTCCAACTACCCCCGCTGGCGAGATTGGCCGTTAGAGCCATACCGATCGTAGCGAGCACCTGATCGAGATTCTTCATGGTTCCATCTCCGGTCCGTTCACGGGAGCCTCTTGAGTGCGGCGCGGGCCTCGTCGAGTTCGGTCGCGAGCCCATCGACGATCTCGATGAGCCCGACGAGACGGCGGGCGATCTCGGCATCGCAGAGGCGGAACGGTTCGCTGCCCTGGAGCGCGACGTACGGCCCGAGGCCGCGCCGGATCTCTGCCAAGCGTGCCTGTCGGGTCACCGCTTCGCCCTCCGTACGCTGTCGAGAAACATCGTAGCCCGCTTGAGCACGGCCTCGGCCTCGTCGCCGTAGTGGCGAACGAGAACCCGAGCGATGGCCTCGGCGTCGATGTCGTAGCCCTTCCGCGAGCCCGCCGCGTCGGCGGTCTTGCGGAGGGTCCGGTCGATGGCGGCTGCGGCGTTCACAGTCGCACCTCCGGCTCGTCGAAGTGGGCGCCACACTCGGTGCAGCAGAGCATGGGCTCTCGGCGGTCGCCGTTCGACTCGTGGGGGCCGCGGTGCCCGCAGTCGGGGCACGACACGCGGCACTCGACGGCGTCGCTCACGGCGCGAGCGAGGCGGGTGAGCTTCGCCTGCCGCTGGGCGGCCGTGAGCCGACCGTCCAGCATGATGCGAAGCGCTGCCTGATCGGGGCTCACGACGCCTTCCTGACGTGCTGGTTGTAGAGCGCGAGGGCCTCGTCGAAGGGGAGGGCGTTCAGCACGGCCTCGGCGTTCGCCGGGGCCTGCGCGCCCTTGCGCATCTCGTAGACCTTCCCGGCGCGCAGGAAGAGCACTTTCCGTCCGAGGATCCGCTTGAGATCCTTCGCCACGAGGTGCTCGTCGAGGAGGTCGAAGATCACGGCGTCGGCGTCCGGCTGGTAGTCGCCTTCCATCCCGAACCCGAAGGGGCGGCGGGGGAGCGTCTTCGCGTAGTCGTTGATCTGGTCCGCGAGCGCCCACGGGTAGTAGGTGTTGCAGCCCCCGTGGCCGTCGTTGCGGGCCTCGCCCGCCTTCTTGCCGTCGATCCAAACGTCGGCGGCGAAGGCGGGGGTCTCCTCGGAGAGGCGGGCGTTGTGGCTGATCTTCTTGAGTTCGATCTTCATGGTCCGGGTCTCCTTCAGAATCCGAGCCGCTTGAGGCTCGCGTTCAGGTGACGGCGATCTACGGCGTAGCCGCATTCAACGTAGGTGTGGCCGTGCACGCTGGTAGCCACCGTGGGGTTCGTGCAGACGACTCCGGCCCGGAGCGCCCGCACGAGGCGCGGGGCGATCTTCTCGGAGCACAGCCACCCGACCCCGGCCGGCTGATCCACCCCCGACCAGAAAGGGCGCACGCCGACAAGCCCGGGTCGGTTCGGCTCGGGCGTCACGGTCACGTCGATGATGGTGGGGGTCTTCACGGGGGAGGCTCCTTGGGGGGTTCAGGGAGATAGACGGGGCGTACCCCGTCGGTATTCACTGTCAACCGTTCTGCTCGGCAAGCATGTCGCCGGAGATGCTGATCAGCCCACTGTCGAAGCGGACGACGTAGGACGTGCGCGACTTCTTCTCGATCTTGCCGCTCCGGGTCCCGCCCCGCTTGGGGCCGAAGTCGAACTTGACCGTCTCGCCCACCTTGAACTCCCGCGGCGGGACGTTCCACTCGGGCCACAGGGTGCCGATGGAGGCCGCGAACGCCTCGATCTTGACGAGGAAGGCGTTCGGCCCCGGGGCGGTCGGGGAGTCGATCATCGCGAGCCACGCCTTCCACACGTGGGGCGGGATGGCCCCGGCCGCCTTGGCCCCGCTGAACGAGGCGGTCAGCCTCCGGCCGTTGCCGAAGTCGATGCTGATGTACTCGTGCTGGTTGATGATCCGGGGGGCCTTGGGGGCGGTCTTCTGTGCCATATACGCTCCGACGGGGCGGACCCCGCTGGTATTCACTGACCCCCAACGTATCTTTTCTGGACCCCGTTGAATACTCCATGCTAGGCTCCCGTCTGTCCTCCCGTGATGACCTTCCTCCTCGTTGCCCTCAACGTCCTCGTCTACCTCGTAGAGCTCGGCTCGGGCCAGGCGTTCTGCGTCGCCCACGGCCTCACCCCGGCCCAGGGGCTCGAGGGGCTCCTCTCTTACACCTTCCTCCACGACCCCCAGACCCCCCTCCACCTCCTCGGGAACATGCTCTTCCTGGCCGTCTTCGGGGCCGTCGTCGAGGGCGCCCTCGGGGGCCTGGGGCTCCTGGCCCTCTACGGGGTCGCCGGGGCGGCCGGGGGTCTCCTCCACGTCGTCGTAGACCCGGGCTCGACCCTCCCCCTCGTGGGGGCGTCCGGGGCCGTCTTCGGGGTTCTGGCCGTGGCGGCGGCCGTCCGCCCCCGCCTGCTGGGGTTCGCCCTCGCCTTCGGGGGGGTCGAGGTCTGGCACGCGGTCGCCGGGGGCGCGGGCAACGTCAGCTTCGGATGCCACCTTGGGGGCCTCGCCGCCGGGGTTCTCGTCGCGGGGCTCCTCCGGGCGAGCGGCAGCGAAGCCTTGGAGGCCGCATGAAGACCCCCTTGGAGGCATGGCCGACGGTCCGGCGCCAAGGGCGCTCCGGGTACTCGGCCCGCCACTTTGCCGCCTTGGCAGGGGCCGCCGAAGACCCGCTCCGCGTGGCCGAGCGCCTCGCGGCGAGCGCCATCGGAGAGGACGTTCAGACGGAGGCCCGCGCGCGCCTCGCGGCCGGGAGCCTCACGGTCGGGATCGTCGGGGGCTGGATCGCGGACGAGGTCACCCGTCGCCGCGCCTCGTCGTGGTCCGCGCTGAGCCTGTCCTTCGACCAAGTGATCGCCGTGTTGGAGCACGAGGTCGCCCGGAGGCCCACCCCGGCCATGCGCTCGTTGCTCCGGCAGGCGCGCGCCGCTCAGAGGGCCTCGTGAGCCACATCCGCAACCCCGAGTTTATCGGCACCTACCCGTGCGCCGTCTGCGGGAAGCGCGTGAGGATCTACGGCTGGCTCCCGACGTGCGTGCTCTGCACTCGCTGTACCGCCGACGTGGCCCGCTCCGAAGCGCTGGCCGAAGACTCTGATCCCGACCCCAACGACTGAAAAGCAAGAACCGTGAACACTGCACCCATGACCATCAACGACACCATAAAGGCGGTCGCTACCGCCCTCCTCGACACGATCAGAGACACGTCTGAAGGCGCGATGACGGAGCCCTCGGAGGAGGTCTACACGGACCTCGCCTGCCGGCTCGTGCTCCGACTGGCGCGCCAAGGCGTGACGATCCTGCCGGCCGCCAAGGTGATCCAGCCTGAGCAGCAGGCAGCAGCTCAGCGCACGCTCGACGCGCTCACGGGCTGGCTGCGGGACAACCCCACGTGCATCTATGTGACCGAACTCGGTGCGAGCGGCAGGGTCGAAGTGACCTTCCTCGACCGCGACGACGAGGTGCGCGCCTTCCTTTCCGGCGGCACTGTGCAGGACGCCTACGCCCAGGCGGCCCAGGTCATCGTCGTCGGAGGTGCGCTGTGACCGCCAAGCCCAAGAAGGACGCGAACGTCCAGACGGCGATCCGGCTGCCAGAAGCCTTCCTCGCCCGCCTCGACAAGATCGCCGAGCGGATGAGCGAGCCCGGGATGCAGATCACGCGGGCGGAGGCGCTCCGCCTCGCCGCGTTCAAGGGCGCGGAGCAACTCGAGGCGGACCTCGGGAAGAAGAAGCGATGAGCGTGTTGAGGCAAAAGGACGGTCAGCCCTTCCGCGCCGTGGTCGTGCAGCACGACTGGCGCGGGTCCAAAGGGCTGTGTATCGGCGCCGAGGGCTACGACCGAGACTCGTTCGTGGTGCTCATGTGCGACGAGGAAACCAAGGCTCGGTTCCCGGTCGGCACCCTCTTCGATCTGGTGCCCGTCGAGAAGGACAACCCGAAGAAGAAAGAGAGGGCCGTATGGACACCGTAGTCGAAACCCCCGCCCCCCGCTGCGCGGACTGCAACCTCCCCCTCGTCCGCACGGGCAACGGCGAAGAGCGTGCCTGCTACCGCTGCGTCGTTCTGCCGGCCAGGCGCCGCGCTGCCGCCGAGCGCCGGAAGCTCGGCCACGTCGTCGCGGGCGTCGACCTCGACCGCGCCCTCGCGGCCTACCGGAAGCTCCCGCCCTTCGTCGGGAACCTCGGGAAGATCCGCCTGGAGGTCGGGCACCGCACATCGAACGGCACGTGCGGGCGCGCTTGGACTACCCAGCGACGGATTCGGATCGCTGCCGGTCTCGACGCGACCCCCGAGCGCGTGCTGGAGCTGCTCGTCCACGAGATGTGCCACCTCGCGGTGCCGCCTCGAGAGGGCCACAGCGAGCGGTTCCGGCGCACCCTCCGCCGAGCTTGCAAGGAACTCTGGGGGATCGATGTCCCTCTCGACGCGCCCGCAAGCCAGGGGTGCGTCGCCTACAGGATGGACGCCATCGCCCAGGCCACGCTCAAGGCGAAGATCGAGGCCGGCGAGATCGACCTCTTCCCGCCGGGGCCGCCCCAAGCGAAGCCGACGCGCGCGGAGAAGGCCACAGCCCTCGTCGAGCGGCGCGCAGCTCACGCCGCGAAGATGCTCGCCGAGTGCGAGCGAAACCTCCAGTCGGTGCGCCGCACGCTCGCGAAGTGGCGCGCGAAGGTCCGGTACTACGAACGCACTGCGGCGAAGAAAGCGGCAACATGAAACGGCCGCTCTCCTCTGCCATGCGCGGGATGATCTGGGACATGCTGCGCACGCCGTCGGGTCCGACCGTGGTGATGCTGAACGACGAGCGAACGATCCAGGCGCTCGTCCGTCGAGGCATCCTTCGCGCGGAGAAGCACGGTTACAGACTCGACCGAGCCGCGGCGCGAAAAGCTCTCAACATTGGAGGCCGACCATGACCAGCGATCGACGAACAGGCAAGATCCCACCGGCCGACTACTACGAGTCGATGCCCGAAGGCGCCACGGTCTACTCGTGGTGCCCGACACCGGAGCCCACGGTCCCGCCGACGCAGGTCCACCTCCACATCCCGGTCGGCGGCGCCGTCATCGTCATGCGCTTCAAGGGGCCTGGAACGCTCGACGCCTTCATCGACGCGCTCGTGAAGCACCGGGAGGACGTGTTCGGCCCCCGGAAGACCTCGCAGCCCTGACCACGCTCTTCTACAATTCAATCGGAGGTTACGTCCCATGAAGCTACACGCCGATCTTCGCCCGATCACCGTTCAAGAGAAGGGGCGCTTCAAGCCCGGAGGGCCAATTCAATCCCACGGCGCTCGCCCCCACATCGTTTCGGGGAGACGCCCTCGAGTAGGCACCCAGCTACTCTCGGCGCGCTTCCTCGTCGGGTTCAACGTCCACGGTCGCCCCCACTGGACCGAAGACGATCTCATCCGATTCTTCATCGAAGTCCGCGAACGGCAGGGGCGCTCATCCGGTGCGAGCTTCCTGACCCAGCGAGGGATCTGGCAGCCGCTCGGTGGGCGCCGGGAGCCGGACGAGCAAGGCGCGCAGATCATCATCCTGAACGAGGACGGCCTCGACGAGGAGACGTTCGTCGACGAGATGGCCGCGCTCGGCGAGGAACTCGCGCGGCTGATGGATCAGGACGCGATCTACCTCGACATCCAGAAGGTGTGGGCGACCTGGCGCTCGGTGAGGCCGTGGTCGAGGTGCGAGTCGGAGGTGATGATCATGCCCTCACGACGCGCGAGGGGGCCGGGATCTGACATCGGCGCCGGCTCGCAGTAGCATGAGTCCATGCCCCGGCTCTGGGACGACGAAGACGACAACGAGCAGGGCGCGCTCGACCTGAACTTCGAGCGCGGCGATTGCGCCATCCTCGCCCTGCGCCTCTCCGAGATTACCGGGCTCCCTCTCGTCGGGCTCTTCGACAATCGCGGGGATCTGCACCATGTCGCAGTAGAGGTTTCTCGCGACGAAGTGCTGGATATTGCCGGCGTGAACACGAAAACTGATCGCGCAGCGGAGTCCCAGGCCGGCCGCCTCGGCAAGTGGCGGCGTGTCACCGCAACAGGCATCGCCCGTGCCGGCCTTCCGACGTGGGACAACTACAGCGAGGAAGAGCTAGACGCCGTCGATGACGTCGCGTACCAAACGGCATCCGGCGCCGGACTCACCCCATGACGAGGGCGTCGATGTACCTGTCACCGCGCTCGAGCGCCAGCGCCACGCGATGGTGCCCGTCATGGACGTACCAGACCTCTTCCCCGACCTCCGGGTAGTGCCCGTCGAGGAAGGGGTACTTCTCCTCCGGGTAGTCCACCTCTTCCACCTCGTGAGGTCCGTTCACGATGATCGGCGGCAGCGTGTAGCCTGCGTCCTCCAGCCGCGCCAGCTCGTCGATGCGCTCCTGGCTGATCGGGTTGATGAAGGGCGAGGCGATCTGGCGCACCGGAACGCGCGCTCGCTCGAAGCCGCGCGCGTAGGTGGGGATGCTGCCGTAGTCCTCGTCCCACTCGACGGGCTCGCTCATGCCGCGCGCGGCGCGCAACGGCACCCAAGACGGTTCGCGCCCCCAAGGATCACCTTGAAGAAGTTCGATCTCCTGCGGAGGAACAGGCCGCTCAAGAACCGCCGACTCGTCGATGTCGGCCCACAGATTCGGATCCCTAGACAACTCCGTCGGATCATCGATCCAGAACCGCAACACGGAGAACGGGCGATGCTCCAGCTTCCCGCGTTCGGACCAGTAGCTACTTCGGCGCTCGCCCCATCGAGCCGCCTCGCGCATGATCGGCGACACCCACAGCGGCGCGCGGAGACCGTCGCGCGTGATGCCGGGCAGGTTTTCAGTCAGCGTGCTGTGGTAGAGCCACATTGGAGGTTCAACTTCAGAGGCCCCACGCCTGGCGCTTCGCCCATCGACGCTGCGACCTCCGCGCGAGGTTCGCCGCTTCCCGCTGCTCAGGCGTCATCGGCTTCCTTGGCCGGAAGACGACGCGCCCCTGGAGCGGCGGCCCGTCGTAGCCCCACTCTTGGTAGGAGTCTCCCGCCGTGAAGAGCTGCGAGGCGAACACGCGCGCGGCGATGACCGGCATGTCGAGCCCCGGGTCGCTCCCGTGCCTCCCGTGGTCGCGCGCGTACGCCTTCGTGATCGCCACCCAATCGCCGGGGTTGAACGTGAGGATGCCCCGGGGGACGGCGCGGTACATCCAGACGCGAGCTTCCGGGCGACCGCGGACGCGGTAGATGACGCTGAGCGCGTCCCCGTCCGAGTCGTGGCCCGCCGGATACCAGCTCGGACGGTCGTAGAAGTCCGCCGGGTAGATGCCGTTGCCCGTGAGGTCGAAGAGGGGCGCGCCGCTGTCGCGGTCCGGCGCGCGGTGCTGCATCCGGTAGTCGTCAGGCGGCTCGCGCATCGCCCGGGAAGCATACCTCGCCCCACCGCGCTTTGCACGCATCACGACTTGACCCACGGAGGAAGCACCCAAGGGTGAGCCACGCCGTCCCACACATCCACATCGCCCTCGACGCGGTGCCACCTGAACGCGACTCGTAGCGTTCGATCTCCGCGTACTGCGGCTGCCCTGGCTCGGTGCGTGCCGTCGTGCACATACACTTTCGGGTGCCCCGCTCTTAGCCTCCCGGGGATCAACTTCACGAACTCCCGAGGCGACAGTTCCGGCCGATCACGCCATCCTAGTACCGGCGGGATCTCTTTCGGATCCGCCGCCGCCAGAATCTCGACTAGCCGCGCATCGACCGGATTCACCGAGTGGTGCAGCACGTAGATGTTGGCGAGCGGTATCTCTTCGACGTCCGCGTACGCCCTCCCACTGACGATCAGCCGCTTGCTCCCCGCAGGAGCGATGTACCGCCGGAAGTCGTCGCGCGACTTGGCCGGCTCGCGCATGCCCGGACGCACCCGCTCGACCTTGAGCACCCGGATGCGATCCGGGTCGAACATGATCCAGTCGTCGACATCGTCGAGGTGGATGCTGTCGTAGCCGAGGTCATTGATCTGCTGGAGCATCAGGCTGTCGTACTCAGGCCAGCCAGCCACCTTGTCCACGTCGAGTTCCACGGTCATCAGCCAGGTCACCGCCGCAGCGCCGCTCTCGCCCGCGAGGATCTTGGCGCGGTCCCCGCTGAACCACATGACCCCGTAGGTGCTCACCTCCGGGTCGAAGCGCCGAACGGGCCTGCTGCTGCCGTGGTAGGCGACGACCTTCACCCCATGACTATACCTGACCGCGCCGCGTGATACCCTGGCCGACGTGCCGAGCCGCTACCGGGACGTGGGCCACGTTCGAGGCCGCTGGGGCCATGCGGGCTCGGGGCTGCTCTTCGTCGCCGGGCGGAAGATCCTGCTTCTCCTCCGAGCCGCCTGGGTCATGGAGCCCGGCACCTGGGGCATCCCGGGGGGCGCCATCCCGGTCAACGAGCGCGGCCTGCCGATGGCCCCGCTCGAGTCGGCGCTGCGCGAGGCGCACGAGGAGATCGGGCCGCTGCCCCCACGGCGGCGCATCGTGGGCGAGTTCGTGTTCCGCGAGGGGCACTTTCGCTACACGACGTTCGTCATCGAGGTCGAGCGCCAGTTCGCGCCGGTCCTGAACGACGAGCACGACGACTACGTGTGGTGGGATCCCGAGCGCGACCCGCCGCTCGAGCTTCACCCGGGCGTCGCGGATCTTCTTCGGAGCTGGCGCCCCGGATCGGGCTAGTAGATCCCGAACCGCGTCAGCTCCAGACGCCAGCGCCAGACGATCCGCGCCCGCACCTCGAGCAGACGACAGCGCCAGCACGTGCGGCTCTCCACGAGAGCACGCACGTACCGGGGGCTGTCGCCGAACTCTCCAGGGCGGAGCTCGTGTTCTGCGCACTTGGGGGGCGTCATCGACTCGGCCGCTTGGGCGGCTTCTTCCGTGCGGCCTTCGCCTGCTCTTGCGCCAGGCGCTTCAATCGCTTCGCAGCGTTCCGGCCTTCGTTGAACGTGCCGAGCTGCGGAACGAGGATGTCGCCGGCCGCCACAGCGGACATCCAGATCAGACGCCCCTCGTTCTTGGGCGAGGACATGCGCTCACCTACGACGCGCGCGATTGACTCGCCGAGCGACCTTCTTCACGTTCTCGCGCAGCTTCGGATCGGTGAACACGTCGAAGATCGACTTCACCGCCTGCACCGTCTCGTCGCCGCTGTCGAGGATCCCGTCGAGCGGACTCGCGAGAAGGTCGTGCTTGCGGATGATCGCGACGGCCTTCAGAGCGGCAGCGAGCCGCTCCTTCTCGGGCGTGCGCTCGTCCGCGGCCAGCTCGATGAGATCCCGCGCCTTCTGGCGGGGGGTCATGGAGTCCGACCGCCCTCGTGGCTCCGCCGGTTGTGCCCGCGCACGCCGCACTCGCTGCGCGCGCGAGACGGACCCGCCTTCTTCACCGGAGTGGCCTCCGCCTCCGCCTTCTTCGCCGCCTTCTTCTTGGCGACCTTCTTGGCGACCTTCTTGGCGACCTTCTTCGCAGCCTTCTTCGCAACCTTCTTCTTCGATGCCATGTTCCTTGTTCCTTTCGTCAGTCGTCGTCGTCATCGTCATCATCGGCGGGCTTCGGCTTCCGCTGACGCTTCCGTCCGCCGCTGCCCCCGAAGCGGTTCTCGTACTCGTCGAGCATCTGATCGGCGTACGTGGCCGTGACCGCGGCCATGTCGTCCACCAGATCGTCGATGTCCTCGACCTCCTCTGGCATCACGTACCGGCTCATCGCATCCCGAGTCCAGCCGACCCACAGATCCTTCAGCTCCTTCTTCGTGTCCGCCATCTCAACGCTCCTTCTTGAGTTCCCGCAGAACGACGTCCGGCGACACCAGGCCAGACATGATGGCGGCGGCGGCCAGCGCCCGCTTGCGCGTCTCGTCATCGAGCGGCTCAAGCACGTTGATGACCTTGCCCATCGCCGCCAGCTCAGCCCGCGCGCGCTCTGCCCTCTCGTCGCTCATCGACGTCGCCGCCTTTCTCGACCAGCCGTGAGCTTCGAGGTGCGAGGACGAGCCGCTCTTCGCGTTCGTTCCATTCTTCCCGGCAGGCAGGTTGACAGCGATCAACGACGGATGTCAAGTTCTCGCGGGGCCTCTGGCTTCGCCATTCTTCCCCCTCGTGGTTGAGGCCGATGGCCCTCCGGTCGCTCGCTGGGTGCCCCTTTCCACCCGGCGGGCGGCCGACTTGGGCATCACGCAACCTCACGCACGAGCATGGCCGCACGGACCGTGCCGCCCTCGAGCGAGACATCGATCCGCCGCCCGATGAGCGCCTTGAGCGAGAGTTCGTCGAGGTACTGGTGCACCCTGCTCCCCGGCTTGACCGTCAACGGGAAGATCGCCCCGTCGGACGGACGGCACCGCAGAACGAAACGCTCAAGCGCCGGGACATCCGGCCCGAGAGCGTCGAGCTGCTCCTTCCAGCCGTTCACGACCTTCACGCGCAGGAGCCCCCGCCCATGCTCCGCGCGAGCCGCGTTGAGCGCCTTCGTGGGGAGCACGTCGAGAAGATCGAGCGTCTGGCGTCGAGCGCAGTGCGCGTGAGAGCAGTGGAAGAGCCCCCACCCGCCGTCGGTCGCCGCAGGCATGATCACCGTCGAGGAATCGCCGTCGAAGCCGCTCGTGTGCGAGCCGCTCCACGGACAGACGACGGGGAGCTTGCCGTCGTCGAGCGACTCGAAGGCCATCCCGGCGAAGGCGAAGGCCGTCCCCCAGAACGTCTCGGCACCGTCGATGTCGACGAGGCGCCTCTCCCGCCCACTTTCTGGGAGAATGAGCCCTCCACCAGAAAGTGGGCGGGAGAGGGGGGAGACTTGAGGCGCCTCGGCCAGGACGCGCTCCACGTCGAGGGGCGCCCCGTTGAGTTCGCGCCAGATGTACTCGGCGCCGGGCGGGTGGCTCGGCAGGAACCAGAACCGGCTCGCGTCCCGGGCGGATTCATCGAGGACGTGGCCCGTCTTCGTGATGCTCGGCTCGGCCCAGGCCCAGATGCGGGCGTACTCGTGGGCGAGCACGGGGCGTGAGAGCCGGAAGATGGCGCGCATCTTCGGGTGCTCAGGCGTGTGGCTGAACGTCGTGTAGGCGATGCCGCGGGTGCCCGGGATCAGCGTCGCGGCCTGCTTGATGGTCGTGTCGCCGCGGTCGAAGTCGAGGACGAGGGCGTGCACGTTCTCGACTCTGGAGAGGATGCGGCGGTTCCCCTCGAAGCTCGCGAGGGAGAAGCCGGCGACTTGGTGCTTGTCGCGTACGACCTCGGGCTGGGCGATGAAGGTGGCGGTGAACTCGGGCCAGGTGTACCGGCTGCGCCGACCTCGCGAGAAGTTGCGCCAGAGGGTCAGAGTGAAGGGCTCGTCGTGGTCGTTCGGCATCGGCTCCTAGCTTTCGACGTGTTGTAGGTTGCGGTTCTCAGACGCCGGTTCTGTGATCCGGCATGCGTTCGAGGAACATCGCAAGCGCGCTCCATGTCCTCCCGGTGACGCGCTTGATGTTCACCGTGGCCCCCTGGCGCTCGACGAGTTCGGCGATCCAGCCTTCGCGCGTCGTGCGGACGGTCGCGCTTGGGCCGAGCTTGCGCACGGCGAGCGCGTTGAGCTGGGCGGGGCCGTCGTTCTCGTTCATGTTGAAGACCTGTCGGGGCGCTGGCGCAGGTTCGTGATGACGATCTCAGCGATCTCCTGGCTGAGCGCGTTCGCCTCCGTGAGCGATAACGTGACGCCTGTGCGTTGCTTGATGAGCCGCCGGAGTTCGCCCTCAGACGACCAGCCGAGCGCTCGCTTGATGGCGTCCTCGAAGACGAGGTGAGGGGGCTGATGCGCGCTCACGACGGTCGCTCCATCTGCGTTGACTCCTCGATGATGCGCAGCTCAGCGCGTACGGGGAGGAAGGTGTTGAGGTTGTTGAGCGCGCTGCGCACCGCGGTCTCCACGTTGCAGCACTCCCCTATGCTTCTGTAGCCGTCCGGTTTCCCGTTGCCGTACCCGTCGAAGATGAGGGGCTTGTTGTCGTCGCAGCAGATTCGCGGGCTGCCTGCGAGCTTGGCGGGCGGCGGGGGCGTGCAGAACTGTACGAACCGCCCCGTGATGTTGCGGTCTTCGATGATGACGAAGCACCGCAGCTCGCGTGGGCTCTCGGCGAGCCGCTGGAGCGCTGCGCGGATGGGGGCTTCGGCTTCCGAGAGCTTCATCGGGCCGGCCTCTTCTTCAGCTTCTTCGGTTTCGCCTTCTGCGCTTCGAGCTTCGTCGCGAGTTTCTCGGCCTTCTTGCGCATCCGAACCGCGCGGCGCTCCATCATCTCAGCGCGGTGGAGCAGATTCTTGGGGTTGTCTCGGTGGCGACGCCGTAGGCGCAGACGTTTCCGCGCCCGGAGGCTACGGTCGCGCCCCCACCGTGTCGCGTACTCCACGCCGATCCTGTTGTACCCGTCTGCTACACGGATCGATTCGACGTGGACGCCGCTGCGACGGAGCGCCTTGATGATGACGGCGCGCTCGTCGTCGGGCACTGCGCGGTGGACGGCCAAGGCCGCCCGCACGTTCCGGTCTACCTCCCTCGCCGCTTTGAGCGCTCGCGTCTTGTTTCTGACGCGGCGCCCGGATAGTCCGGTGCTGCGCTTGAACGCGGCGCAGACCAGCTTATGCGCGTTCGCGCTGATCTGCTTGAGCAGCGTGAACGGCGCGCCGTCGTTGCAGCAGATGGACTCCAACGTGTTTGCTATCTCGTACGCAGGCGTCTCATTGATCTTCGCGAAGACGGCCTCGAGCTGCTCGGCGGAGGCGGCGCCTCGGTTCGTCAGGAACGCGGCAGATGGTGGATGCGCCAAGCTGCGTTCGTAGACGACGCGGAAGATGTCGAAGACGCGCGCGCCGTAGGCGTTGGCTAGATCCAGTAGACCGACGCGATTGTCGAGGGCCGTGTAGGCCCCCTCCGTGCCATCGGCAGCCCCTCGCTCGCGTGAGAGTACGAGCGCCACCTTGTCGTACTCGTTCTTGATCGGCGCCTTGCGCTCGAAGAAGAAGAAGGTCGCGTTCTGCGTCTCGTAGTCCTCGAAGTAGCGTTCGCGGTTCATGGCGATGCACCACTTCGTGCTGAGCCCGTAGTGCGCGCTCGCGTTCTTGTTCTTGATGTGGCGTACGACGAGGTCGTCCGAGTCGTACACGACGTCGGCCTCGACCGGACCGTCGAGGCGATAGAGCCGCTCGCGTTCCCGCAGCTTCTTGTTCTTCGTGCGCTTCAGGCGGCGCAGGTTGTCGCGCAGATTCGCGAAGTCTTGCGCGCGGTAGGTGTAGAGATCGTGGGCGATCCTCTCGAGGTGTACCCGGCCGTCCTTGCCTCGCTTGCTAGGCAGTGCGTGCCCCTTGAACTCGTGGAAGAGCTCGACGACATCGGCGATCTCGGGCGCGAGCGCCTGGCCCGAGGCGAGCACCTTCGCGCTCCAGTCGAGGTACTTGAGGTTCTTCGACGGGTCGCGCGCGGCGATCAGCCGGATGCCCTCTGCGTGGTCCGGGTGCTTCTGGAGCACGGAGTCGAGCCTGGAACTCATGGGCCGCCCCCGAGCGCGATGTCCCCTGCGCTCATCAGTTCGTCACCGCTGGGAGCACGAACCCGCGCGCCACGAGCGCGCCGCAGAAGTCCGTGTAGTAGCCGATGTCGCCCATCTCCGATTCCCGCCAGATGCGCAGCAAGACCTCGTCCGGCGTGCTGCGGTCGCGGACCGACAGCCGCAACTTCTCCAGTAGGTCGCGCGCTTCGGCGAGAGGCCGGTCGAGTTCGCCCACGGTCACCGTGAAGCTCTTGCCCTGCGTCGTGAGCACGACGTGCAGGCAAGTCGCCTGGACCTGCGTCGTAGGGCCGGCGACGAAGGTCACGTCGTCGTCCCCGAACCCGAGCCGGCGGAGCGCCTCGTAGACGGACCACGTGGCGCGGTAGAGGGGCGGGATCTCGCTGTACTTCATGGGCTACGGCTCCGCTTCCTTGCGTTGGTCTTTCGTGAGCTTCTGTACGGCGCGCTCCGTGTTCTCGCAGCATCGCTGCCACTCCGCGTGGTCGCCGTCCGTGACCGAGAGGCTCACCGACTGCATCACCGCCGCGTGCACGACCGGGGCCCAGGCCGCGCGGAGCATGCGCAGCTCGTCCTCGCTCTTCTCAAGCGAGTGGTTCCGGCGCATCAGACGATCGACGGCTTCGACGAGGCGCTCGCTGAGAGGCGGGTACTCGCCGCGCGCGGCGATGGCGTGCCTCCAGCCTTCCGAGTCGAGCGGCTCGTGCAGCATCTTCGCGATGCGTTCGATCAGCTCGTACGCCTCGGCGTCGTTCATGCGCTTGCTGCCACCGTTGATCGACGCGCGCGCCGACGGCTGAGCTTCTCCGTGAGGATCGCGCGGATGACGGAACTCGTCTTCACCTCGACGCCGGCCGCGCGGCTTAGGCGCTGCCGTTCACGTTCGAGCGCATCGCGCAACTCACCGGGAACACGCACGCCAAGAATCACGTCATTCTTCATGTCCGCGTACTTATACGCGGTTGTTCGACAAAAGCAACGACCTTCTTGACGGCGGGGCGATCTCGGGTCTAGGTTGCCCCTCCGACTCTACAACACCGTCGAACGTACTGGCGCTCGGAGCGCCGGGAAGGAAAGCATGTCCAAGGCCGCCTCCTGGGAGATGGGTTTGCTCAAAAACAAGCGGGGGGACTACTTGCCATGCCTCGCGAACGCGGTCGCCATCCTCACGCACAGAGAAGAGTGGCGCAACGTCATCGCCTTCGACGCCTTCGCGGGCGTGATCGTCAAGAAGAAGCCGCCGCCGTGGCCCGGTGATCTCGAACCGGAGGACGACAAGATCGGCGACTGGACGCAGAGCGACTCGGCGCGCGCCGCCGTGTGGCTCACGCACGAATACGGTTGCGCGTTCTACTCCTCGGTCGTCGATGAGGCGGTGCAGCTAGTCGCGGAGCGCTGGAAGATCCATCCGGTGCGCGACTACTTGAACAGCGTCAAGTGGGACAGGAAGCCGCGCGTGGATGATCTGCTCATCCGCGCGGCGGGCGCCCCGGACAACCTCTACACTCGCGCGATCACCAAGAACTTCTTCCTCGGGGCCGTCGCGCGCACGATGCGCCCCGGCGTCCAAGTCGATACCGTCCTGATTCTCGAGGGTCCGCAAGGCGCCGGCAAGAGCACGCTCTTCCGCACGCTGGCGGGCGACGACTGGTTCCTCGACACGGTGTTCAACATCGGCGGCAAGGACGGCTACCAGGCGCTCCGGCGAAAGTGGATCGTCGAGTTCAGCGAACTCGATGCGTTGAACGGCGTCGACCTGTCGCGCGTCAAGGCGTTCATCTCATCGGTGAAGGACAGCTATCGCCCCTCGTACGGCAAGACGACGGTCGACTTCCCGCGGCAGTGCGTGTTCGCCGGGACGGTCAACCCGAACGGCTCGGGGTACTTGAACGACACGACCGGCGCTCGGCGCTTCTGGCCGGTGACCATCGGCAAGGTGGACCTCAAGATGGTGCGCGAGGAGCGCGACCAACTCTGGGCCGAAGCCTACGTTCGGTACAGGGCGAACGAGAAGTGGCACCTGCGCGACGACAAGCTCCTCGCGGCGGCTGCCGCCGAGGCCGAGGAGCGTCGGGAGTCCGATCCGTGGGAGACGCACTTCCGCGAGTACCTGCACATGAACCGGGCGCTCTACCGCAAGAACGGGGTGATGATCACGGACCTGCTCACGAACGCGGTGGACGTGCCGAAGGAGCGCCAGAACCGAGCCGCGCAGATCCAGGCGGGCAAGGCGCTCAAGGCGATCGGCTGGTCGAAGATCGTGCGCGGCTCCGACGATGTCCGCCGCTACTTTCCCGCAGAAGCCTCATCGAAAGGCCCCCTCAAGCTGGTCTCTTCTTCCTCCAATCCTCCAATAGAAAAACAAGATCGGAGGGGGACAACTAAGAAAGGGGGTACAGGATGATCTGTAGGGGGGGTCCTCATCCCGAATCTTCATTGGCGGTTTGGAGGAAGCAACGATGAAAAGGAGCCGAGAACATCAATGAAAGCAGTCAGATACACGCAAGCGAACGGGTTCACCGACGTCGAAAGCATGGAAGACGCGCTCGGGCTCCCGCAGCCCGCTGCCGATAAAGTCTGGGATTGCGCGGCGCTTGAAGCCGCAGGCTGGCATCTGATCGAGGAGTACGGGGGCGAAGGCGTGCCCTACACTAACGGGTGCGTCTACACGCGCGGGGATGCCGACTTCATCGTTGAGCTGGATCTCGGCGCTGAGAGCTGGGAGTTCGTGATCGTCTCCGGCCGCGCCGATCTCATGGCGTTGCGGCTAGCGCTCATGCCGCTCTTTCAGCTCGGCGTGCTTGAGGAGGTGCGAACGCTAGGTACGACGCCCGAACGCCTCGCGTTCAGGCATGAGCACGGCCACGATGCGCTGAGCACGTGCCCCAAGTGCCGCGAGTAAGTGGGGCGTCGATGAGCGAGACGGTAGGCACCGGAAAGTGGGCGCAGAGAGGTATCCCGCACAAGGGGTGGCAGTGCGTCGGCATCGAGGATCTGGGCGAGCCGTCACGTACATGCGAGATGTGCGAAGTGATGGTGATCCGCTACGTGCACTACATGGAGCATCCCGATTACCCGAAGGCGCTCGGGTGCGGTTGCATCTGTGCCGGGCACATGGAGAACGACTACGTCAACGCGCAAGAACGTGAGCGTTGGATGCACAACGTGAACGCCCGTCGCAAGAACTGGCTAACGCGCGCGTGGCGCACCTCGCGTAACGGCAACGACTACATCAACACGGATGGCTACAACATCGTCGTATTCCAGAGGGGGGCTGGGTGGCGTTTCCGAATCCAGCGTGACGGGACCGACTACGCCGTATCCGCTGATCGCGGGTTCCGTGCCCAGAAGGACGCCAAGCTCGCGGCGTTCGACGCTCTGGTTCAGACCAAGTTGACGGACCTCACGAGCGGCAAGACAACAAGAACCTCTTGAATCATCTGCTTGACCTTGATCGTCGAAAAACCGCAGCAGCGAAGGAGCCCGCACAACATGAAACACGCCCGCTCAACCAAGCCCGCCCAGACCCGCAAGCCCCGCCTGGCGCTCGACCTCGACGCGCCCATCCCGTACGTGCTCTCGACCCCCGTCGATCCCGACGCGCCCATCCCGTACGCGCTCGCCCCGCAGGGCGCCTCGTACGTCGTGGCCGCCGAGTAGAACCGCCCGCAGCTCCGGCTGCTCGGGGGGCTCTCCCCCGAGCCGCCGGGGCCACAGTCTGAACAGAGGGAGAAACCGCATGAGTCTGCAACCGTCTGCGTCCAGAACTTCGCTACTGCTCGCCTGCCCGCGCCCGTTCGACCCCGAACTCGAGACCGAATCGAGCTCCAGCGGGGAGGCGGCGAACTACGGATCGGCGTTCCATCTCGTAACCGCTACGTGCCTCGCGCCCGCGAAGCAGCCCCTCGAGCGCTCCGTGGACCGCTACTCCAAGGTCGTCCACAAGGCCGCCAAGCAGTACGGAGTTGCCCACGCCGCAGCCGAACTCGCTGGGCATGTGAAGAGCAGCATGACGGTGCTCCGCAAGTGGCTCGACCGAGAGGGGCTCAAGGTCGATGAGATCGAGCGGTCCTACGCGGTCAAGCCGGAGAAGGACGGCTGGAGGTCCCGCGAGATCCCGCCTCACGACGAGGAGCACCGCTACGAGGTCGAGGCTGGAGAGCTGCCCGGGACCGTCGATCTCATCGCCCGGAACACGAACAAGACCCGGGCGGTCGTCATCGACCACAAGACGGGCGGCCTCGACATCGGGTTCGCTCAGCCGGCCACGCTCCCGCAGATGCGGACGCTCGGGCTCGTCGCCTCCGATCGCGGCGAGGCTGTCGAGGTCGGGATCTTCCACGCCGACCGCCGCGGCCTGCCGATCGTGTACGCGGAGCCGTACGAGAAGCAGGAGCAGCACCGGCACGCCAAGGCGCTGCACGCGGCGTTCGCGCGCGTCGGCTCGGGCTTCATGCGCCCCGGTGACCACTGCAAGTGGTGCCCGGCGCGCGACGGCTGCCCAGCGCGCACCGCGGACCTCCTCGCCGAGAGCACGGCCGCGCTCGTCGAAGGGGCGAACAAGCTCATCGTCGCCGACGGGGCCGCTCTCGTCCCGGCCGGCGAGAGCACCGCACTCGCCTCGGTCGAGGAAAGGGCGGCGGTGCTCTACGAGCTGCTCAAGCGCTTCCGGGTGCTCGACAAGGCCGGCTCCGAGGAGATCAAGAACCTCGTGCGTGCCGGGAAGATCATCGAGACCAGCGACGGGAAGGTGCTCGCGATTAGGACGGAGACGTTCGAGACCCTCTCGAAGAAGAGCGTCATCGAGGCGCTCGGGGCGGTCGCGGGCGAGAAGGAACTCAAGAAGCTCCGCGCGAAGGGCGCGCTCAAGGAAGCGACGCGCGAGAAGCTCGTCGCGGAGAAGTGATGAACGTGCTCAGCATCACGATGGCGGTCGCCGCAGCTCTCGTCGCGTACTGGTTCGGGCGCAGGGAGGGCATCAGAGTCGAGCGAGATCGGATCCGTAACGGGATCCACTTCGTGCAGGGGCGAGTAGCGTCCCCCGTCATCGCCTTCATCGCGCAGTGGCTCTACCACCTGAACGACGAGCTGTTCGTCTCCGAGGTGAAAGAGTACGCCGCCGATATGCGGCGCGAAGCCGGCGCTCCGACAAGAAGGACGGACTCGTGACGAAGCAGTTCTACCTCCACCGAACACCGCGCTACGCCGACTCGGACGTGCGCGCCGGCAACATGCTGATCGCCCAGGTCGCCTGCGCGCCCGGCGCCGAGGCCGACCTCGCGCTGTGCCTCTCGGCCCTCGTCGCCGCCGGCTACATCGACCACGAGAAGCTCAAGGCGGCCCTGGTGCTCGCCGAGCCGGTCGCGCGCGAGAAGGTCGCGGAAGCGACGAGGCGGGGCGCATGAGCGGCCGGATCCGCTTCGGGCGTGAGATCGCCCCCGGCAAGCGCGTCGCCGTGCTGGAGCGCGACGGCACCGAGCGCTTCGTCGTCGCCTCGCAGCCTGGCGACGGGACGCCCCTCGTCGAGGGCTCCGAGGTCATCGACGCGGGCGCCCCCGACGCCGACGGCTGGCAGCCCGTGTCGGTGCTCTACCGGCACGGGCCAGCGCAGGTCGCGACCCGGTCGTACTGCGAGGGCTACGAGAGGATCTTCGGAAAGGGAAAGGTAGGAAGCGCATGAGAGGCTACAGAGACGAGGACGATCCGCCGTGGCGGCAAGAGGGCGTCGAGTGCATCCGCGAGACGGATCGCGCCCTGCTGGTGCGCCTGGAAGACGGCGATGAGCACTGGATCCCGAAGAGCGTGATCCACGACGACAGCGAGGTGTACGAACTCGGGGGCGAGGGCACGCTCGTCGTGCAGGGATGGTTCGCTCGGAAGGAAGGGCTCGAATGATCTCAACGCGGCAGGCACGACAGATCCCGACGAGCGCATCAAAGGCGCCGGCCGCGAAAGACAAGAAACGCGCCTACGATGCCGCTCGTTACGCTCAGCGGGCGCCGATGATACGTACGGCCCGCGCCGAAGCGCGATTAGATCCCGCAGGCGCAATCGCTCGCATCTCTGAAAGAGAAAAGCTGCGCTTTTGGAAGTTCGTCGAACGCCGACCCGACGGATGCTGGCTCTGGCGCGGCAGCAGAGATCGAATCGGGTACGGGCACTTCCGATCTCGCGCTCTCGCATCGTCCGGGGTTCTGGCGCACCGCTACTCTTGGTTCATACATCACGGACCTGTGCTTGACGGTCTGGATGTTTGCCACCGTTGCGACGTGCCCGGTTGCGTGAACCCGCAGCACCTCTTCCTGGGCACGCACACGGACAACATGCGCGATATGTTCGCCAAGAAACGTAGACGTATTCTACGCGGCTCGCAGCTCTCGCACGCCGTCTTGACGGAAGAGGACGTCCGCGAGATCCGACGCAAGAGGGCGGCCGGAGCCTCGCTGTCCGAGCTGTCCGAAAGGTTCGGGCTCGCCAAGTCGAACATCTGCGCTATCGCCAAACGGAGACGTTGGAAGCATGTCGAATGAAACGCCCCGCTGTCATGTCTACATCGCACATCGGCTCGGTCCCGACCCCGTCCTCCGCGCCGCGAACATCGAAGCGGCCGGCAAGCTCATGGCCGAGCTGGCTGATCGCCTCCCCATCGTGCCGCACGCCTCGTGGATGACTCTCGCGCGGTACTGGTCCGAGGAGAAGCGCGAGAAGGGCCTCGCCATCGACTTCGCCCAGATCGAGCGCTGCGACGTGCTCTGGTGCGTCGGTCCCGAGCTGAGTCCGGGCATGAAGCTCGAAGCGGCTCACGCGACGACGCGATCCATCCCCGTCGTCGACTTTACCGGCTGGTCGCCGGACGAGATCGTCGAGTGGTGGGAGTCCCGCGCGCTTGAGCTGCCGGAGGTCTGGCTCACCTCCCGCCCACTTTCTGGTGGGGCGTGACGCTTCGTATCGTCTCTGCGCCTCTTCGCGCGGAGATGTGATTCACGCAGAAAACATGCGCGTTCGTCATCTCGGATCTTTCGATCCGCGGTGGTTTAGGCTCGTCCACGATTCGTCGTGCTGGACAAGCCCCACGTGCGCAGCTATGTTTCCTCTCACGAGCGGACCGTCGTCCCCCGACCTCGCTCACCGAACCGCAGCCCTTTTCGACGGGGGCTGCGGTTCTCTTTTGTGCTTGCGCTTGTTGGAGCCGTAAGCTAGGGTCGTCTTTCCTCGCTCAACGTCGAAGCGTCGCCACTCGAAGGCAACGGCGGGCGGGGAAGACAACACGGGACGACAACATGCCGAGAGAATCGAGCTCGCTTGAGCGCGAGGCGTACGATCGCGTCTGGTTCCTGGGGGATCCGCGGATCGGAAAGAGCACAGCCGTCGTGTCATCAGCCGCGAAGGCGTTCGGCCCCGGCTATGTGATCAACTGCGGACGCGACTCGGGCCTGCTCGAAGCCTCTCGGCGCGCGAAGTTCAAGTTCGACATCGTGCGTGACGAGGCGCAGATGGAAGACGCGCTCAAAGAGGCGCGTCGCGGCTGCAAAGAGGGCGCGTACAAGTGGGTCGTCTGGGACGACATGAACCTCTACGCGAGCTGGCTGGAGAACGCGCTCGAAGACCAGACGCGAAACGCGAAAGGTGAGCCCGACGGCCGCCGCTTCTGGCGCGAGTACAAGAAGAGGATCTGCAACATCCTGTTGCGCCTCCAAGACTTCAAGGCGCACGTCTACGTGATCTCGCACTACATCGAGACCGGCGGCGGCCTCATCGACGGGCAAACCGACAAGGTCGGGCCGGGTGTCGTCCCGTTGCTGGGCGGTGCTGCGCGCAAGGAAGCGCCTGGCGCTTTCAACGGCGACATCGTGTTCATGGCGATGAGCACCAAGGTGAAGGGGGAGCGGAGCTTCTTCATCAACCCGATCGGCGTGTACGGCCCCGCGTGCGCATCGCTCCCAGGCACGCACGAACTCGCGGCAGACGTTGGAGTGCTGCACGAGGAGTTCAAGAAGGCCAGCAGCAAACAGCTTGCGGGGAAGGCGCGCTGACGAGCCGCCCGCGATCAAAGTTCTACGGCAGTCAACAACGACTGAAGTAACGCAAAGGAAAGAAGACCGATGCCTCAGACCAGCAAGAACAGCGAGAAGAAGATGGAGTACAAGCGCGTCAGGTTCGACGTGAACGAGATCACGCCCGACGCCCCCGCGGGCGAGTGGAAGGTCTCGATCCCCCGCGGCAAGTGCAAGGTGCAGCCGACCAAGGAGGACCACTACCCGATGCTGATCGTCCCGATCCGCATCGAGGGCACCGAGGAGGACGGCGACGAGTACACGAAGGCGATCGGAGCCGAGCTGTCGACCATGATCGTCTTCTTCGGTGACGAGAAGGCGCGCGCCGCTCGCATGAGCAAGCTCCGGCTCCGGCAGCTCTGCGAGGCCGCGGACGTCGACCTCGACGTCGTGCCCACCGATCTCGAGGACCCGGAGAACGACCTCGACCCGCTCATCCGCGCTCTGGAGGGCAAGAAGTTCACGTGCTGGACGAAGCTCACCCAGCGCAAGGACACGGGCGAGACCACGACCGAGGTCGTGTTCGTCAACCCGAACAAGCCGCTCGCCGTCCAGAGCGACGACGAGGACGAGGGGGAGGACGAGGCGCCCCGCGGACGTGGGCGCGCGCCGGCTGGCCGGGCCAAGGGCGCCGGCACCAGCAACGGGCGAGCCCGTCGGTGACCTCGCGCCGTCGTAAGAGGTCGCTGCTCGAAGACGACGAGCTTGTCGAGATCGATGAGCCTTCGGCGGCTTCGGGCGGCGACCTCTGCGAGCGGTGCGGGTGCGTGAGAGCCAAGCACGAGGACGGCAAAGGTCCGTGCTCGTGCGGCAAGTGCGAGCAGTTCTTGGAGTTCGATTCGACGTGAGCGGTTCAT